AGCTGCCCTACGTGACGCGGATCGATAGCGACGCTCTGCTCAGGCGGCTGCGGCAGCACGAGCGCGAGGCGCTGAGCTTTGCGATCCTGTTCAAGGACCGCGGGCCGCATCGGTTCACCTTGGCGCAGTACGGCCGCCGGACGTCCACTTACGAGGACACCGCGACCGCCTGCGCCTACGCGGTGGGTCGCATTTTGGCAACACTGGAGAGCTACGGCGAAGTTGTCGCCACTTTGCGCCCGCGCCCCGGTTGACACTATTCGAACGATGATCCCTAGCCTAGTTCAGGCTGAAGAATTGTGTACGGCCGGGGCGCGCACCCGGCCGTTGCCGCCCAATCAACCGGGGGTGAGATGTGCTGAATGGAGCAGCAGCAGAGCACGGAGGTAGCGGCGCCGATCCTCGACCGGTTGGGCAAGATCGACGAGCGGCTGACACGTCTGGAAACCGCGCTGCTCTACGAGCGCGACTTGTCGATGCTCTCGCGGGCGCACCTCGAAGCGCGGCAGGCGGACCTGGAGAGGCGGATGTCGACACCCGATCCCATCGACTGGCTGGGATGGTGCAAGGTGATCGTGGCGGTGCTGCTCCCGCTCATCGCCATCGTCTTAACGGGGCCGGGACTGGGGGCAGCGGTGGCCCGCCACCTGTTCCAGCTCGCCGTGCCCTGATCGGGGATATCGTTACCGGCCGCACGTGGCCGGACCGTCTCATCTGCCTCTCGGCTATCGCCGCGGCGGCGATTTTCGGCTGGCGCCTGTTCTCATGAGGCGCTGGTGGACGCGGAACGACGAGCGCGTTCTGCGGGACTACTACGGCCTGGTCGATGATACGACCCTGGCCGCCACGCTCGGCAGGACTGAGGTGGAGCTGCGTCAGATCGCGCGCTGCATCGGCCTCACCCTCCCCGAGGATCGTCCCCGCCGGGACGATCCATCACGCAACCCGAAAAGGAGCTCCACAGGTCATGCGTAGCCTGCTCGCGGCCCTCGCCGCAGTGGCACTGCTGCTCGGGACAGCCGCCAGTGCCGCCGACAAGCTCTCACCGCCGGCCCGGTCGATGATGGACCCGCCGGCCGAAGGGTCGGTCCACAACGGGGCCTATGCCGGCCTCACGGTCGGTTATTCGGCCGCGGTGTTCGATGCCCAAGGCGCCGATCTTGGGTCGGACAAGCCGTTGGCCGGCCTCTACGGCGGATGGGGGCGCGTCGCCTCGGGCGTCTACTACGGCGTGGAAGCCGATGTCATGCTGACCGACATCAGCGCGAAGATCGGCGCCGATGATTTTTCCGTCTCGGGAAAAAACGATTACCTCGCCTCCCTCCGGCTGAGGATTGGTTTTCCGATCGGCCTCGCGATGCCCTATTTGACGGCTGGGGCGGCATACACGAATGCCAAGCTCAAGGTGAGCGACGGCATCGACACCGTCAGCGCCAGCGACGGGCTGTGGGGCCTTGCAGCTGGCGGTGGCCTTGATCTGGCGCTCACCGAGAACTCCGTCATGCGCGTCGAGGGGCTCTACTACGCGTTCCCTGACCAGAGCCTCACCTTCGACGGCGACAAGATCAGGATGGAGCAGACCATGACCGTGGTCCGAGCGGGCTTCGCCTTCCGGTTTTGACCATGTTCGAGACGCCGCAAGTGTGGGCATGGGCCGGCCTGATCGTTACGATTGGCGTTTGGGCCGCCTATGCTCTGTGGAGCACATGGAGATCATAGGCAGTGCTGCTGGGAGCCCTGTTGCTGCTGATCAGCCTGATACTGATGGCGTGGATCGTGGCAGCGGGAGCACAGGATTGACTATGCAGAAGACGGACGCGGAGTGCATCGCCACAGCGAAACCGATCGCTGCCACCAGCGAGGCACGGGTTGAGCAGATCAAGAAGTACTTGCTCCCCAATAGGTTCCCGAAGGGCAAGAGCGGCAATCCGAAAGGCCGCCCGAGGCGGGTCATCGACGCGCTGAGAACGGCGGAGGAGGCCAGTGAGAGGGCCATGAAGGTCCTGGTCAAACTGCTGGCAGAGGACCAGCCGCCGCAGGTGCGGATTGCGGCGGCGAACGCCATTCTGGACCGGGCGGTAGGCAAACCGAAGCAGCAGGTCGAGGCGAAGGTTGAGCACAGCGCCGATAGTCAGGCAGCGGGGCCAGTATCAGAAACTGATCGATGGCTTGCGGAACTCGCCCAAGAGCGAGGAGGAAAAGAGGCAGGCCCTTCGGAGGCTCTGCCAAACTGATCTGTTCTTTCTGCTCGTCTACGGCCTCGACCGGCAGGATGCGGACAACGACTGGGTGTTCGATCGCTGCCGCGAGGTGCAGGCAGAGCCCAATGGCAGGCTCGATCTGTGGGCCCGAGAGCACTACAAATCAACCATCATCACGTTTGCGCTCACCATCCAGGACGTGCTCAACGATCCCGAGCTGACGGTCGGGATATTCTCGCACACGCGGCCGATCGCGAAGCAGTTCCTGAGGCAGATCAAGCTCGAGTTCGAGCGCAACGAGAAGCTGAAGCGCTGGTTCCCGGACGTCCTGTGGGAAGACCCGAGGAAAGAGGCGCCCAAGTGGAGCGAGGACGAGGGCATCGTCGTCCGCCGCCGGACCAACCCGAAAGAGGCGACGATCGAGGCGTGGGGGCTGGTTGACGGTCAGCCGACCAGCAAGCACTTCCGGCTCGGGGTCTACGACGACGTGGTCACGCGCGAGAGTGTGAGCACGATCGCGATGATCCGCAAGACGACGCAAGCGTGGGAGCTCTCCCGCAATCTGATGGCCGTCGGCGGGGCCTCGCGCTACATCGGCACGCGGTATGCCTACGCCGACACGTATGCGGAAATGATGAAGCGCGGCATTCGTCCGCGCATCTACGCGGCAACCAGGGACGGGACGGCGGACGGCGAGCCGTGGCTGATGCCGCGCGAGGTGCTGGCGCAGAAGCGTATCGAGATGCAGGATACCTTCTGGCCACAGATGATGATGGAGCCCCGCGCCACGGCGGACGCCTATTTCCAGCGGGAGTGGTTCCGCTGGTTCCGGTTGTCGAACGCGCCGGCCAATCTGCGCACCTACGGCGCGAGCGACTACGCGGTGACGGCGGGCGGAGGCGACTGGACGGTGCACGGCGTCGTTGGGCTCGACACCGACGACAACATCTATCTGCTCGACCTCTGGCGCGGGAAAACCGAGAGCCACGTGTGGGTCGAGGCGTTCATCGATCTGGTCGCCAGGCACAAGCCGCTCGCCTGGGCTGAGGAAAGCGGACAGATTACCCGGTCGCTGGACCCCTTCATCCGCCGGCGGATGCTGGAGCGGCGGGTCTACTGTCTGCGCAGGCCGTTTTCCAGCGCAGCGGACAAGCCGACACGGGCCCGCGCGTTCCAGGCACGGGCGGCGATGGGCAAGGTCTTCCTGCCAGAGGACGCGCCCTGGATTGACGATCTGCTGCACGTGCTGCTGAGCTTCCCGCTCGGTGAGCATGATGACGATGTTGACATGCTTGGTCTGATCGGCCGGATGCTCGACACCATGCAGGGTGCCCGGAAAGGGGCTCCTGAGAGACCGCCTCCGAGCAAATGGGATCAGGCATTCGCCCGGCGCAGAGCCGCTGCGGGTGCCGCGGCGGCGGGCTGGAAGGGGCTGTGACGCGCGATACAAGGATCATAATGGCCTATGACAGCGAAGCCGCTGGCAAACCGGCGGCGGCCGACAGTGACGAGGTGGAGGGCATCGCCCTCGAGACCCTCGTCCAGATGTTCGAGGGAGCCGAGGAGGCGACGTTCCAGGCGCGCAAGCTGGCAGAGCGCGACCGCGACTACTACGACCACAAGCAGCTGACGGCCGAGGAGCGCCAGGCGCTCCGGGAGCGAAACCAGCCGGACGTCATCATCAATCGCATCCAGCCGAAGATCGATTTCCTGCTCGGCTACGAGACCGAGCTGCGGAGCGATCCGAAGTGTTTCCCGCGCACGCCCAAGGATGAGGACGCGGCCGTCGCGGCGACCGATGCCCTGCGCTACGTGGCGGACGAGAACGAGCTGTCGCAGAAATTCAGCCAGGGCTGGGAGTATCTGCTGATCGAGGGGGTCGAGGCCTTCGAGCTGACGGTCGATCCCGAGGCCGATAACGACGTCGTGGTAGTCGAATGGGCGTGGGATCGGATTTTTTGGGACCCCTATAGCCGCAAGGCCGACTTCTCTGACGCGACCTACCTCGGTGGCGTCACCTGGATGGACGAAAGCCAGGCGCGGGAGCGGTGGCCGGACGGCGGGGCGGCCATCGACGCCGCGATTGCGGATGCGGTCGGCAATTCGAGCACCTACGAGGACAAGCCCTGGAAGGCGTGGTCCTCGGGGCGGAACCGCAAGCGGGTGCGGATCGTGCAGATGTACTATCTGCGCAACGGTGAGTGGCACCAGTGCATCTTCACCAAGGGCGGCAAGCTTGAGAGCCTGGCGGTGCCGTTCCGGGACCACCGCAACCGTTCGTGGTGCCCGATGAT